GGGAGGCAGTGGCGGAACTTCATTAGTCACAATTGGCGGCAACACATATTCTGCTACTGGCGGGGCTGGCGGCGGTGGCGCTTATTATTCCGGCGGAAGCGGGTACACAGGCGCTAACGGCGCTGGTGGACGCCCGTCAACTGGTAATTTCTTTTCTTGGGGCAATGGTGGATTTGGTTCTAACCCAAGTTATGGCGGCGGCGCGGCTGGCATTTTATCAACCACATACAATTATAACGTTGCCGGAAACGGGTTTATTTATGGAATGGGCGGTTCAGGCGGCGTAGGAAATGGTGGTAGCGGAGGTGCTGGCTACCAAGGCGTGATTAGAATTTGGGAATATTCCTAATGCAATATAATTGGGAATTTCCTCAATTTATTGTTGCCCCCATTTCTGACGGGTTGCCAAATGTGGTAACGGCCATAAATTGGGTATGCACAGGCACAAATGGCGCTGTCACCTCTTCTGCGTCTGGAACCATTAAATTGGGTTCGCCAAATCCCGCTGAGTTTGTTCCATATGCTGACATCACACAGGAAATGGCGTATACATGGGTTGCCGGTCGCATAAGCATGTCCGGCGTTGAAAACCAGATTGCGCAGCAAATTAATGCGCTGTCTAACCCACCGATACAACCGCAAAGCCCACCATTTTGGGCAGGAGATTAAATTGGAAAATCTTGAACTTGAACTAAAGCTGACAGTTTCTCACGTTAACACGTTGTTGAAGCACCTTGGCGCGGGAATTTATTCCGAAGTCGCCGAAGTGATTCAGTTGCTGCATGGCCAAGCACAGCCACAAATTCAAGCCGCCGCTGTTGCTATGCCTCCGGTTCCAAACGACGTAGCACAACCAATTGCTGCCGAACCAGCGCCGGAAACACCGGCGCAGTAACGGATTCGTTATGGACCCATTTACGATCCTCGCTGGTGCAACGGCCATTTATAATGGTTTGAAGTCGGCTGTCAGCACTGGCGAGGACGTTGTGGATACAGCGCATAGAGTTGGCAGCCTTATGTCCGAAGTGGCAAAGGTTGTCCAACTTGTGTCTATGCCACGAAAAAAGAGTGTATTTCAGTCACAAGCTGAGTTTGAAGCGGAAGCAATGAAGCTGTACGCCGCCAAAGACAAAGCCAACCAAATGGCCGCAGAAGCCAAAAATATGTTTGTGGCCCTTCATGGGTTGGCAGCTTGGGATAATGTTCAGCGCAAAGTAATTGAATTGCGCAAAGAAGCCGCAAGACACGCCAAAGAAGAGTACGAACAGGCAATGGAGACCCGCCGCGACATTATTATGGTGTCAAGCATTGTTGGCGGTCTATTGGTTGTCATGGGTGGCCTTGGTATTTGGTTATCGTTAACCCATTAAAGGGGGAGCAAAAATGGATATTCTTAAAACTTTTGGGCCATTGATTGGGTCTGTTGCGCCAACAATTGCGACTGCCCTTGGCGGGCCTGTGGCGGGATTGGCGGTAAAGGCTGTGTCAAATGCGTTGTTTGGCCATGAAAATGGCACAGAAGACGACATTATGACTGCGTTGGCCAACCCAACTGGCGATCAATTGGCTCAATTGAAAAAAATTGATGCTGATTTCAAAGTTCAAATGAAATCGCTCGATATTGATTTGGAGCGTATTTCTGAGGCTGACCGAGATTCTGCCCGCAATATGGAAATAGCGACCCGTGATTGGATTCCCCGCGTTTTGGCGGTCGGCGTCACGCTCGGTTTCTTTGGCATTGTTGCGTACATTTTGCATTATGGCTTGCCCCCAACTGGCGGCGAAGCGTTGCTAATGCTCATTGGAACCTTGGGTACGGCGTGGACGAGCGTGATGGGATTCTATTTTGGTTCTTCTGCTGGTTCAAAGCAAAAAACAGACGCGTTGACCGCTGCTTTGGGGAATAACAAGTGAAAGATAACTTTGAGCAATGCCTTGCTTTTGTCCTGAGGTCAGAAGGCGGCTATGTCAACAACCCTCGCGACCCCGGTGGCCGCACTAATCTTGGTGTGACCCAAAAGGTTTGGGAAGCATGGGTTGGACGCCCCGTTACCGAAGATGAAATGAAAGCCCTTGGCCCGGAAGATGTAGCGCCGCTTTATAAAACGCAATACTGGGACAAGATTAATGGTGACGAACTGCCTCTTGGGGTTGATTATGGCGTGTTTGATATGGCTGTTAATAGTGGGGTAAGCCGTGCCATTAAAACCCTTCAACAGGTACTCGGTGTTAATCAGGATGGGCAACTCGGCCCAGCCAGTTTTGCTGCTCTTGAGACGGCAAACCCTCGCGAAGTTGCTACAGCAGTCTGCGAAGCAAGGTTAGCTTTTTTGCAATCATTGCCTACTTATGATACTTTTGGCAAAGGTTGGTCGAGGCGCGTTGCCGAAGTAGAGGCCGATGCCTTTAAGATGGTNGGGTGATTTATGTCTTTGACTTATTCGTCATATGTCCAACAAATTGCGACTATGGCGGTTATTCCCGTCACTGACCCTAATTTCACGATCATCATCCCGTCCATGATCGACTACGCTGAATTGCGTATGCAGCGGGATTTGGATTTTCTAAGTACCCAGATTAGCACTACGTCGTATAGTTTTACGGCTGGTAGCAATCTTTTGACCCTCCCGACTTCGCAATTTATTGTCCTTCAAACCCTTGAAATTATTGATAATTCTGGAAACTCAACCCCGCTTTTGCCAGTTGCTAAAGAGTTTATCCAGAATGTTTACGGATCGGGTTCTACTACAGGCTTACCTCAGTATTTTGCTGTTTATGGCGGCGATACTGCTACTACCGGTAATACTTCGCAGTATATTATAGTTGGCCCCGCCCCGAGTGCCAATTATGTCAATACGCGTTTGACCGGAACCGTTCGGTCAGCGCCCTTGTCCGCCACAAATACAACGACATTTATTTCGACATATTTGCCCGATATGTTCATCATGGCGAGCATGATCTACATTTCCGCGTATCAACGGAACTTTGGGCGGATTAACGATGACCCGCAAATGGCCCAGACCTACGAGGCTCAATATCAGGCGCTGAAAGCCAGCGCAATGGTTGAAGAAAACCGTAAAAAGTTTGAAGCCGCGGCATGGACTTCGTATTCACCCGCTCCGGCGGCATCGCCCACGAGGTAACGGATGCCGCACAATACCATCAAACTTAATCCGGGTGTTGATACCAACGCCACGCTTGCCCTCAATCAAGCAAATTACTCTGTATCAAATTTGATACGATTTTTGCCGGAACGTAGCGGCGCTGGGTTGGCTCAAAAATTGGGCGGCTGGGTGGCGTATTATACATCGCAGTTATCATCCAAAATCCGCGCATTGAAAGGTTGGGCAGACTTAAATGCCACAAACCACCTTGGCGTTGGTTCAGAATCTCAATTGGACGTTTTAACAAATGGAAATTTAATTAATATCACCCCACAAATTACAACTACTAATTCTGGACCAAATTTTTCTACCACTTCCGGCTCCACCACCGTTCAAGTAATTGATTATGGTCTTTTGACAACAACTTTGGATTATGTGAACTATGTAACGCCTGTTTCAATTGGTGGGCTGGTGTTAAATGGACCCTATCCTTTATACACAGCTTCGCCCGCTATCGCTGCACCGACAACTGGCGCAAGCGGAACTGGCACAACTGCCACATTGACTTTTTCTGCCGTTGCCGCAGCCGCTCCAATAGGCTCAACGATTTCGGTTACAGGCGTAACGCCTTCGGCATACAATGGAAACTGGGTTGTTACAGCTTCTTCTACAACATCAGTATCGTTTGCTAGCACTGCGACTGGATCGCAAACAGTTTCCGGTACCGTAAATTATGGATCAAACTATTCAATTATTGCCGCATCGCCAGCGACCTCTACAGTGTCAAATGCTGGTGCATCATATTATTTTGGAACCACAAGTGGATCGTCGATTGTAAGTTGCCAATTTTACAATCACGGGTATTCCGTTGGCACGGAATTTTACATTGGTGTTTCAACAGCCGTAGGCGGAATAACCNTATTTGGTCTTTACACGGTTTTAACTGTTGTAGACGCAAATAATTTTACTTTTTCTGCACAAAACAGCGCATCTAGCACTGCAAATGTTTATGTAAATAGCGGCAAAATTAATGCTGTATTTTATATTGCGCAAGGACCACAGCCCGCAAGTACTGGGTATGGCGTTGGGGGTTACGGCGTCGGCGGTTATGGGGCTGGGTCGGCATCAATTAACGTTCCCGGAACACCAATAACTACTACGGATTGGACTTTAGATAATTTTGGCCAAGATTTGGTATCATGCCCTGCTGGCGGCGCTGTTTACTTTTGGCAACCAAATGGGTCCATCCAAAACAGTCAAATTGTTGGGGGTAATAGCCCATTGGTTAATAGCGGCATTTTTGTTGCTATGCCTCAACGACAAATTATTGCTTATGGCTCGTCATTCACCCTGTCGCCAGACCCACTGTTGGTCCGCTGGTGCGATATTGGCGATTTTACCACTTGGAATGCTACGGCAGACAATCAAGCGGGTTCGTATCGCATTCCAACTGGGTCAAAAATTGTTGCCGGTATCCAAGGGCCACAGCAGGGGCTTTTGTGGACTGACCTCGACGTTTGGGCAATGCAATACGTTGGTGCCCCGCTGGTTTATGGCTTCAATAAAATTGGGTCTAATTGCGGCGCAATTTCTCGCCATTGCGTCGGCCAACTGAACGGCGCAATTTATTGGATGTCCCAAAAAGGATTTTTTATGATGGCCGGTTCGGGTGTTCAAGCAATCCCGTGCCCAATTTTTGATGTCATTTTTCAAAACATTAACACTTCGTATCTGTATAAAGTTTGCTGTGGTGTTAACTCTCAATTCAATGAAATTTCGTGGTATTATCCATCAGCATCATCAACAGAGAACGATAGCTATGTTAAATATAATGTTGTTCTTGGCCAATGGGATTTTGGAACTCTTGGCCGTACAGCGTGGATTGATCAATCTGTTCTTGGTCCNCCNATTGGCGCTGGCTCAGATAATTATCTGTACCAACANGAAATCGGCAACGACGCCGCCAGCGGCACTCAAACTACGGCAATGCTATCATCGTTTCAAACTGGCTATTTTCAGTTAAATGAAGCTGACAATTTGGTTTTTGTTGACCAAATTTGGCCAGACATGAAATGGGGAACTTATAGCGGGTCGCCTAATGCCACTGTTCAGATTACATTCTATGTAACAAATTACCCCGGTGATACGCCAATCCAATACGGGCCGTATAACATGACGCAGCAAACAGAATATCTGTCTGTTCGCATCCGCGGACGCCTTATGTCGGTTGCATTGTCTTCTAACGATGTGGGCACATTTTGGCGACTAGGCGCTATTCGCTATCGCTATCAACCGGATGGGAGATTCTAATGGACGCTTCGCTTGGTGACATTCTCACTACTCAGAAAAACGGCGTTGTTGCGATCAACGCCTACACTACTACGTTAAGCACACAGGCGGGTGCAAACAATACCAAAGAATTGTCGACTTCGACCGTCATCAAGTCTTCATCGGGATGGCTTGCTACAGTGAGTGTCATAGTTGGCGGCAGCACAACTGGTTATTTATACGACACAAACAGCACATCGGCTACGGCGGGGAACCGAATTTATACGGTGCCAAATACACCCGGCGTCTACAAAATTATGATGCCATTTTCGACCGGCCTGACATTTGTCCCCGGTACAGGATCAATTATTGCGGTGGGGTACACATAATGCCATTAGCACACGGTAAATCCCAAGCAACAATCAGCAAGAACATTAGCGAAATGGTTCATTCCGGCCATCCGCACGATCAGGCTGTGGCCGCAGCCCTTAATATTGCTANGTCAAAAAAAGCGGGTGGTGGAAATCCGGCTCCAAATAAAGGGAGTATTATCCATGTTGGTCCTATTCATAGCCCTGTCGCTGGACGCACTGACCACCTCAATATGCACGTTCCCGCTGGGTCTTACGTTATTCCCGCCGAAGAAGTTGCTTTTTTGGGGGAAGGGAACACGTTAAGCGGGTTCAAAAATATTGAGCAAATGCTTTCAAAGTATCAAGATGATGGATCGGCACATGATGGTGAGCCTGTGCCTATCGTTGCTGCTGGCGGAGAGTACGTTATTGCACCGTACCAAGTTTTGGGCATCGGTGATGGGGATATTGACCGCGGCCACCGTATTCTCGACCAGTTTGTGATGAAACTGCGTAAACTACACATCAAAACTCTTCAAAAATTAGCCCCTCCTAAAAAGGATTAATGATGAATACTATGTTCAAAAAGCAACGCGTTCGGCTGTCAAAAAGTGCCCGGAAGCGGATGCCTAAGTTTGAAAAAGTAACAACTGATCCATTGGTTAGAACCGCCCAGCCCGACGACGAGGCGGGTATTATGACGTTGGCTCGAATGATCCACCAAGAAATTGGGATGTTTGAATTAAATGAAGAGAAGGTTCGCAATACCATTCGCCCTCTTTTACATAAGCATTTTGGCATTATTGGGGTGGTGGGGACTAAAGATAATCTTGAAGCTATGATTATGCTTCGGGTAGCCAATAACTGGTATTCAGATACCCCGTTTTTAGAAGAAATTTCGGTATTTGTGCGTCCTGAATATAGGAATGCCACAATTTCACGGGTTCACAAATTGATCGAGTTTGCCAAAAAGGCGGCTGACGGTTTGGATTTGCCCCTGATGATTGGGGTTTTGTCAAATCAGCGAACAAATGCTAAGGTAGAATTATATGAAAAGCATTTTGGCATGCCAGCNGGTGCTTTCTTCATTTATGGGGCATCAACTGGACAGCCGGACGCGGCTGAACATGCTGCTTAAGTTGGGAGACGACCGTGTGCGGTTCTAAGGGTACTCAAACATCAAGTTCAACATATACGCCCCCGCCACAGGTTCAGGCGAACTACGACACGTTGACCAATTTGGCCTTTCAAAACGCGGCCACGCCCTTTACCCCGTACACCGGCGAAATGGTTGCGGG